CACTCTCTGAAGAGTTCCGCACAAAAGCCACAACAATCTTCGAAGCAGCAGTTAACTCACGAGTTGATGCTATCCTAGAAGATATGATGACAGAAAATGATGCAGTTCTTGCAGAAGCTGTCGAAGAACTTAAGAATCAGATGTCAACGCAAGTTGATGAATATCTAAACTATGTTGTTGAACAATGGGTTGAGGACAATCAAGTTGCAATCGAAGCAGGTCTTCGTGCAGAACTCGTTGACGATTTTATTGGTGGTCTAAAGAATCTATTCGCAGAACACTATATCGAAATCCCAGACGAGAAGGTTAGCGCAAGAGCTCGCAAATCGCGTCGCAGAACTCGAAGAATCAACAGTTAAGACAACAGAAGAAGCATCAGAGATTATTGCTTCTCTAACAGAACAACTCAATGCTGCAAAGAAGAACGAAGCAATTCGTAAGATCTGCGAAGGTCTAACAGAAGTGCAGATTGAGAAAATGAAATCGCTCGCAGAGGGCGTGGAGTTCACCACAGAAGGTGAGTTTGATAATAAGCTCGCAACTATTCGCGAGAACTACTTCCCAAGTAAGACCAATGTGAAGAGTGAGGTAAAGGCACTTCAAGAAACAGCTGTTGAAGAGCCAGAAGTAGCAGAAATTCATGGTATGATGAAACATTATGTTAATGCAATCGCAAAAACGGCTCCAAAAGCCTAATTAACTCATCTTTTTTACGGAGAGAATAAAAATGTATCTTAATGAAACATATGTAAAGAAGTGGGCTCCAGTTCTAGATCACGGCGATCTACCAAAAGTTACTGACCCATACAAGCGTGCAGTTACTGCACTCGTTCTTGAAAACCAAGAGCGCGCCCTCATGGAAGAATCACGCTCAATGCAGAACCTCTGGGAAGCAGGTTCAGTTGCAGGCGGTGGTCTACCAAACAACATCGGTGGTGGTTCATCACCTGTTAATGGTGGCGAAGGCGCAATCAAGGGCTTCGACCCAATTCTAATCGGATTGGTCCGTCGTGCACTACCAAACCTAATGGCTTATGACATCTGCGGCGTTCAGCCAATGACAGGTCCAACAGGCTTGATCTTCGCAATGCGTTCAACATACGCATCTGCAACAGCTCGTGGTGGTGAAGCTCTTTATAACGAAGCAAACACAGGTCACTCAGGTAATGCTGCTACTGGCACACAGTCAACACTATCTGTCAATCCTGGTAATGCTAACTCATCAATCTTCGGTCTTGATAACACTGGTCCTGGCTTCTCAACAGCCTTCGGTGAATCAGCAAACCTAGCACAGATGGGCTTCCAGATCGATCGTGTTGCTGTTACAGCAAATACACGCGGTCTACAAGCATCATACACGCTAGAGTTGGCACAAGACCTCAAGGCAATTCACGGTCTCGATGCAGAAACAGAATTGACAAATATCTTGTCAACAGAAATTCTCGCAGAAATCAACCGCGAAGTCGTTCGTACTGTTTATGCAACTGCTAACGCAGGTATCACAAACAATGCAACAGGTAATGTCTTCAACCTATCTTCCTCAAGCGACACAAGCGGTCGTTGGCAGGTTGAGAAGTACAAGTCACTCTTGTTCGCAATCGAAAGAGCAGCCAACAAGATTGCCAAGGACACTCGTCGCGGCAAGGGCAACCTAGTAATCGTCTCAACAGATGTTGCTTCAGCCCTCGCAATGACTGGTCTTCTTGACTACAACTCAGCACTAACAGGTCAAACAAACCTAACAGTTGACGACACAGGCAATACCTTCGCTGGTACATTGTTCGGTCGCATCAAGGTTTATGTTGATCCATATTCTGTTTCTGGTACAGACTATGTCGTAGTAGGATACAAGGGAACCAACGCTTATGACGCTGGTCTCTTCTACTGCCCATATGTTCCACTCCAGATGGTTCGTGCTATCGATCCACAAACCTACCAGCCAAAGGTTGGCTTCAAGACCCGTTATGGTCTCGTAGCAAATCCATTTGCCACTGGTGCTGGTACTGGTGCTCTAGCAAACGACACAAACATGTACTATCGCAAGTTTGTTGTCCTAAACATCAATCAATAATTGATGTGCTAGTAAGTTATTGCCGACTTTATAAAAATAATAAGGCAAAG